GAGCGTTCACGTCAGATGCAAGACATTGCCGACAGAGCCAGAGCCACTCAGGCTCGCGCCTTTGGTGGCTCACGCCAAGGCGTGCAGTCTGCGCTGACAAATGAGGCTGCATTGCGTCAGGCAGGTACAACTGCTGCTGGATTGCGTCAGGCTGGATTTTCGCAAGCCGCGCAGTTTGGTCAGTCTGATGCTGCACGCCAATTGCAGGCACAGATGGCAAATCAGGGTGTCTCTTTGACGCTTGAGCAGGCCAACGCCCAACTGCGACAGCAAGCCGCATTGGCGAATCAACAGGCTGGCATCTCTGGTGCTGGTTTGCGTCAGTCTGCTATTGGTCAGCTTGGACAACTTGGTGCGCAACAGCAAAACCTTGGACTGACTGGCGCAAACGCGGTGATGCTTGCACAGATGGAACGCCAAAAACTTGAGCAGCAAAGACTCGATGCAATGCGAAATTTGCCTTTGGAGCGTTTGGGCATCACTGGCGGCGCACTTGGATTGCAGCCTGCAAGGACTGGCGAGACATCAACACAGCCTTTGTATAGCAGTGGAATTGGCAGTGCGTTGTCTGGCGGCCTGACTGGTGCTTATATTGGTTCGCTGTTACAGCCTAAACCTGTTTGAGGAAATAAAAATGGCGACATCATTTGATATGGGACTGCTTGGCGACATCTTTGGCGGTGGCGGTGAGACTGGCCTTGAGGGCTACTTGACGCCAGCGCAGCAGCAGGCAATGCAACGCCAAGGCTTGTTGCAGGCTGCCATGGCTATTGGTCAGGCCAGCGGCCCCAGCACCACTCCACGGTCCTTGATGCAGATTCTCAGCTCTGGCGTTGCCGCTGGTCAGCAGGGCTACTCTGAGGCGCAGAAGAATGCCATCACCAATTTGCTGACTAAGCAGAAGCTCGATGAGTACAAACGCACTCAAGACTTGCGCAATATGTTGATGAAAGGAATTGTTGGCGGTGCTACAGAGCCAACAGTTGCGGCACAGCCTACAACACCATTCCCAATGGCTGGTGAAGAAATCAGCCCATTGCAATCTCAAATGATTCCAGGCTTGCCTGTTGGTCCAACAGTTGATCGTGCCTCTTTAATTGGTCAACAGATGCCAGAAGGCATTACGCCACCATCATTGCCAACTCTGACGGTCACAGCAAAGCCTAAAACTCAACAAGACATTTTTGCTGGCCTCACAAGAGATCAAAGATTGATCGCTGCTTTAGATCCAAATGCAATACTTCCAAAAATATTTGAAGAAAGCATGAAGAGAGAGAGTTTTGACACCGTCACAGGGTCAGATGCTTCCGACCTTGGTCTAGATCCTCGCGGCAGGTATCAGATTAACAACAGGACAAATCAGATCACAACTTTGCAAGCTCCTAGTGATGAGTACAAGATTGTGACTGGACCGGCAGCCGTCAAACTTGGCTTGCCTGGTGTTGGCAATTTCCAGATTAACACCAAAACAAATCAAGCCACATTGCTTGGGACTCCAGAAGGCCCATTTGGTGGCGGGACAACTGGATTGGCTTACAACATCTTGTTGAACGAAGATCCAAGCAGCGCCAAATATGCTTTGGCCTATCGTGAGCTGTCCAAGCCAGTGCCAACTGAACAAGTGCAGGCTGATGGCTCTGTGCGGACTGTGTACACACAGCCTGCGCCTATTCCAGCATCATTTGCAAAGCCAAGCTATAAAGGCCGTATGCCTACTCCATCAGCAACACCGGCGACTGTCGTTCAGCCTAGTGCTGCGCCAACAAGGGCGGCTCCTGCTGCGGCTGCTCCTGCTGATGGTGCTGTTGCTGTGCCACCTCCTGCTGGCGCGAAATCAACGCCAATGGCTCCACAGGCAGAAGAGATCAAAACAACTAGAAAAGCCATCAATGCTGGCGTTGATTTTGTTGCGGCTCTTGATAAGCTGGAAAACATGGTCAGAAGTCAGGGAATGCAAATTGGCGGCCTGGGTGAAGTTGGAGCCGCGCAAGAAGTTGTGTATGAAGATTTGCTCACAAAAATCAGACTTGCGGCTGAACTTGGCGTATTGAACAAAGAAGATTTGCCAAGGATTCAAGCTCAACTTGGCAGCCCAACTGCTTTGTCAACATACATCAAAGGACTTGGCGGCCCATCTGCTTTCTATTCTCAAATTGGCGAATTGAAAAATAAAACCATTGAAGAGACAACTAGAAAGAATTTGCAGTTTGGTCAGCCAATCATGCAATTGCCATCAACATTTACTGCGGCTCCAGCTAGGCCGCAAACGCCGCCAGCGATCCTAAAATTGATGCAGCAATACCCAGCGAGGAAACCATAATGGCAGACCCAACTATTGATGATCTGTATAAGTCTTTGGAGGCTGCTGATGCGGCTGGAGATACACAGGCTGCACAGGCTTTGGCAGATTACATCAGGTCATTGCAAATACCTGCGCCAAGTGAAAAGCAAATTGAAATGACAACTGGTGCGCCTTTGGGTGTGCGCGCTGCTGTTGGATCTGCCACCACCATGCAAGACAAGTTGGCGACATTGCAGAAGTTCTTTCCTGACGCGCAGCCATACGACAAAGAAAACTTCATCTATACCGACCCCAAGAGTGGGCGGCCAACATTGATGAACGAGAAGAATCCAGTGTTCTTTGGCGTTCCATTGCCGACAATGGGTGACATTGCTGGCGCTTTGCCAGAGATTTCAGAGTTTGTTGGTGCTGGAACTGGCGCAGCTTTGATGGCTCCATTTGGACCGCCAGCAATGGTAGGAGGTGCTGGCGTTGGTGGAGCAGCATTCAAAAAGCTCTACGAAATGGGCATGCAATATGGTGGTCCAACTGAAGAAACTAGAGGTGGAGCAGAGCAGGCCACAGGAGTCACAAAAGACATTTTGTTGAACGCTATTGGTCAGCGTGGAGGCCAGCTTGCTGAGAAGTATCTACCTCAATTACTGACGCCAATTCAACAGCAATTGATGGGTTTTCGCCAAGGCATTCCGCAAGCAGCATCGCGCCTGGGCATTAAATTACCTGCTGGTGTGGCTACACAAAGCCCAGCAGTTATGCGCATGGAAGCTGGCTTGGCTCAGACACCTGGCGGTGCTCAAGTCATTGCGCCAAAGTATGAATTGATGCAAGAGCAGATGGGAACAGCCGCCACATCAATTGGCGAAGATATTTCCAAGGCAAGCAAAACTACAGCGCCTCAAATCTTCACAGAAAAAGGCGGCTTGGGTCAGTTTTTCAAGAAAGGTGCTCAAGCTGCTGGCAAGCGGTTTGAGGAAAGACGCAACCAAATTGATGATTTGGTGTCGAATGCCGTTGGCCCAAACAATAGATTTGCGGCAAACAACACGGCTCAATTAGTCAACGATTTACGCGCTCGAATTGCAAGAGATCCCAACACCATGGGACCACTCTTGCAGCCAGTGATTGACCGTGCCATGCGTGTTGTGGATGACGCAAATGCTGGCTTTGGCGGCGTGTCTTTTGACGCACTTCGCAAAACTCGTACAGCTATTGGCCGTGAATTAGATCGACCAGACATCAGCGGATTAACTCAGTCGCCATACTTGTCACAGCTTTATGCTGCACTGAGAGCTGACGTTGGCGCTGCCGCCAAGCAGTCTGGTCCAATTGCAGACAGATCACTCAAGTTGCATGATCGCTATGTCAGGTTCAACCGTGAGGTGAATCTGCCTGCACTGCAAAAGATTGTCGATCAGGACTTGGATGTGGCGGCAGCAAACTACGCGCTGTCTGGCACAAAGGATGGCCTTGGCCGTTTGCAATTACTGCGCAGAAACTTCACGCCTGATGAGTGGGATACCGTCACGGCATCTGTCTGGCAACAACTTGGCAATGCCAAGGCTGGCGTCAAAGAAGGTGCAGATGTTGGCGCTGACACTTATCAATTCAGCGCAAACACGTTCCTGACAAACTGGAACAACTTGAGCGACAGCGCCAAGAATGTATTGTTTGCTGGCGAGCGTTATCGCAACATCATCCCAGCCATCAATGATTTGGTGAAGGTGACAACTGGTGCGCGTGAGGCTGGAAAGGCCGTCAACACATCCAACACGGCTGGCGCTCAGATGGTTGCATCGGCATTGCTAGGCTCTGGCGGCATGATTGGCGGCGGTTTGTCGGGTGACATGACCCAAGCCCTTGTTGGCGGTGCATCAGCTCTCAGCGGCCTGATTTTGACCAGCAACACCGCCGCCAAGCTATTGGAAAGCCCTCGGTTTATTCGCTGGGTATCTGACACCAGCAGAGCCGTGGTTAACAACCCCAATTCTTTGACAACGCAGATTTCCAAGCTGGTCACAATTGCCAATGCCGAGCCAGGCATGAGTGATGCCATTGAGGCGTATTACAAACAGATTCAACCTATTGCGGTTCAAATGCGTAGAGCGAGATAACACCATGGCAACAATGCGCCCCACACCCCGCAATGAGCTTTTGGGCTTGTTGTCTGACTATATGGCTGGCGGCTTGGAGTACATGCGCGACCCGCAAAGGACGCAACAGCTTCAAGGCTTGGCGGGATTGCTGGAGTCAACTGGCATTCCTAAGACAACAGAGCGTTTGGCCTATGGCGAGCCACTGACCAACATTGGCCGCGCCAATGTGCCATTGCTCAAGCCTGAGACTGCTGATGCCCTGATGACTGTTGCGCCTATGGCGAAGCCAGCGGCTGTGATGGCAGGTCGTACAGGTCGAGCAGTGGGACGCATGGCGGGTGAGGAGATCAATGCCGCCATGACTGGTCAGCCTACGAGGTCATTATTGGGAGAAATTACTCCAAGACCAAAACAGATATTTAGACCTATTGAAGCAGATAGCATCATTGGCGGTCTTACAGTAAGAAAAGAAATACCGAATACATCATCCATTCAATCATCATTAGAAAACTATGAAAATCTTGGTTTACAAGAAGTTCCAATGAGCGTATTTCAAGCGAAAGGAAAGCCTAAATATTATTCAAAACAAGAAGAGGAAAGAACAAAACAACTTGCAAAAGAAATTCAACAAAATAAAGAAATCAATCCTTTAATTGTTGTTAAAGATAATGAAGGATATTACATTCTTGAAGGTGGACATAGGTTTGATGCTCTAAAAGAATTAGATATAAAGAGCTTTCCTGCTCTTGTTGTTCAAGATACAGATTTATTACCTGTTAGCAAAGCACAAACATTTAACTACCCCCAACAAGCCGCCCTTGACCTTGCACAGCAAAAGCCTGGACTGCTTGAAATGACTCGCACACCAAGCGAAACAGAGATCAAGAAGATGTCACGCGAAGATCTACTCACTTGGCTACAAAACAATGATCCTAATGGTCAATATATGGATCCAACGCCAAATCCATCAGTTTCAATGTATCGCACTAGCAAAGGTTATGCTGTTGAAAATGCAGACTCTGGCGATGTCTTTGAATTCAAGGACTTCAACGAGGCGCAAGATGAATTCAACAGCATGAGATTCTCTAATGCTGAATTCCAGCCCATGACGTTGAAAGAGGCTCAAGAGTCTGCCATCAACTACTTGCGAGAATCTGCGCAACCAGCAGAAAGTGCCAAGGTGTTGCCGTTTCAGCGCAAAGGTTTGCTGTCACCATAAAACGCAGCCACCAGCGGGTCACGTTTAATCTTCCACTTCTTGGCCCTCTCCCGCGCCATCCTGAAGGCATGGTCATCGAGGGACTCTTTGGCTCTCCACTTAACAAGCCTCTCTCTTGCGGTCAAAGGCTTTGGCCTTGTCGCGTCAGAGCCGATGCCGTAGGCATACACCGCCACCCAGACAGTGCCAACCCTGCGCCACTCTGTGACGTATATCAGGCCAGATCTGCGCAGCTTGGCAACAAGTATCTGAGCCGACCGCTGGGTGCAGTAGACGGTGGCCGCCAGCTCATGCGCAGTCAAGACTTGGCGCGTCAGCAGGTCAACGATACGGGGCAGGCGCACTGACTTCATTTGGTGTCGCTGTGCTCGCGTCTGGCGTGCCTCTCGGCCTCATCTTTACGCTGGAAGTACTTGTTGCACTCAGTGCACCGCCACCAAGTTTGCTGCACCACGACAGTCTCTCTCTCGCGGTGCAGACCCTTGGTGCGGCCATAGAAGGTGCGCACTGGCTCAATCACTTCTTGGCTGCCTTAGCTAATGCGTAAACCAGAATCGGCTTCTTCTTGCCGATGCCTTGATTCTGCTGTTGCGTGGCGGCTGACTTCTTGCCAGCGATGTGCCTGCGCAGTGAGTCATCTTTGCTGAAAATTGATGGCGTGCCATCGTTCCAATTGAATGCTGTCTTAGCGGTCATATCCCCATTTCCTACATAGTTTCTTGATCTTGGCTCTGAGCTTCTTCTTCTCGCAGACCTTGGCGTGCTGGCTCTCAATCATCTTCTCGCGCAGTGACTGTGGTGTGGGTGGCGCAGGGAATAACCCATTCCAGCCAATCAGGCCACACACCAAGGCGATGAGAAGGCGGTCTGTCATGTGTTGAGCTGCTTGAGTTTGGCTTCAATGGCTCTGGCAAAAGACTTGGCATCAACACCATCCCAAGGGATTTCATCATCATCCGTCAGCCCTACCCATGTGCGCTGTGGTGGGTTGGTGTGTTGTAAAGCAAAGTCAGCCATCCAGCAGGAAATATCATTTACGAAAGGTGTTCCATCAATAAATTTTTTCCACAAGATTTTTGATTCAACAATTTGTTGTGCTTCTTTTTGAAGGGTAATCCACGCCACAGGCTCTTGGCTTTCAAGCTCTGCAATGGCTTGGCGTAGGTCTGTTGCAATCTTGGTTGGGTAAACAAAGTTTCCCGACTCAAAAAATTCAAGCGCCTGTTTCATTGCCTCTTGTGTCATTCACTCTTCCCCTTAATCACTTTTTGCACCACTTCCCTTGTGGTGAAACGGTGCTCATTGGCGCACATGTATCGCCTGTACACCTCATTGTTTGGCCGCGCCCTTGTCTCAAGCACGCTGACCCATTTGGCGCAAACTGGACACTTCACTTGATCTCCCAAGAGTCCAGCAGCACCACGATGAAGGCATAGACAACAATGAACAGGATGGCGATGCCGACCGCGCCAAGGATGACGAAGCTCAAGACTGTTTCCATAATTTCAGCACCTTAGAGTCAATGGGTTTGGGTTCCTCTGTCAGATGGGCGTTGCCAAATGTTGGCTTCCATCCGCGCTTGCGCCAAGTGGCTTGCACGTCAGCGCCTCGCGTTGGGACAAATTCTGGTGAGGTGATCAATATGCTCGGCATCACGATCTTTGTGCCTGCTGGTGGGGTCCATTTGCTCATTTCTGTGCCGCCAATAGTTCAATTTCGACTTCTTTGACGCGCTCTCTGAGGATCTGCACCTCATGCTCAAGGGCGCTGATCTTGCGCTCAAGGCGCTCGCGGGTGCTGTTTTCAGCGTGGACCCATCCGATCAGCGTGCCCTCGGTCACCGCCATCCGCGCCAGCTTGGCGTACTCATCGCGCAACATGAAGCCGCCACCCACTTCCATGGGCGGGGTGAACTTGTTGACGGCGCGGTCAATCTCGATCTGCATTTTTTCAGACATGTGTTTCTCCTTGTGTTGTCAGTTGATTATTCCAAGCAGCCACCAGCAATGTGGCGTTGTATGGAACAGGGGTCACGGCAGACACAAACAGGCCCTTGCCGCGCTGCTTGCGTCCCCATGCGTCTTGGGCATTGGTGTTGATCAATTCCTTGCGTTTAACAGCGTTGTAGATCTTGGTGCGCGGGAAGCCGCCATCAATCAGCTCTTCCATCGTGCGCGGCTCTTGGCAGAAGTCTTGGAGTTCGGTCATGATGACCACCATGCCACAAGCAGGACCGCAAAGCCGATACCGATGGCGATGGCCGCCAGCGTGTCAAGAAACTTCTCACTCATCATCATTCTCCTCTTCGCACAGCTCGCAGCCAGGGTGATCTGGATCGCGGCAATCATGGTGGCTGGCAAGGTTGGCCTGATACCGGCGGCGGTAAAAGTCTTCTGCTCTCATGTAGTCAAGATCTGCTTCGTCGAGTTGCATGGTGTTCTCCTTAAAGTTGGGGCCGAAGCCCCTTGGGTTGGATTAGGCGCGGATGGCAGCAAAACCGCCGCGATCAAAAAACACTTTGTAAGTGGCTTGATCAGCAGCTGCTTGAGCGCGAGCATATTTGGCGGCTTCAGAGTAAGAGACAAACCAACCGTTGATTGGAAAATTATCATCTTCATACTCATACTCTTCTGGATGAGGAACTGCTGGACCGCGATAAAAAGGATTGCGTGTCCAAGTGTCGTACTGGCTAAGAATCCAAGCAGATTGACGGTTATCGGCTCCAACAGCAAATGTGTATTCTTGAACTGCGTCTGACATGGTGGCTAAAGTCATTTTGTATCTCCTGAGAAGTTAAGTAATTGAGGACTTGATAATAACACTCTTGCACAACTCGTCAACAACTATTATTTAATCCCCACAAACTTGTCGGGTATTCATCCCCTACAATCTGCTTGCTGGTTTTCTCCGCCAGCAGTTGCCTTCGGGGGTTGGCGTGAGTCAGCCCCCTTTTTTCACTGTACACTTGACCATCTTCACAAAACATGGTTAACATTCTAAACATGAAAGTCTCACAACAAGCAATCCACGACATCAAGTACAAGGCCGAATCGGCTGGGTACAAGATGTCGGACGTCTGCCGAGTCGCAGAGATTGATCAAGCTCAAGTCTCGCGCTGGCTTAACGGCATCACAGAGCCACTCTACGGCAGCGTCATCAAGCTGGACCAAGCCGCAGATGCACTCATCTCAGCGCGTCTGAAGGTCATCAATCAAGCCATGGAAGATGCCGTCAAATGATCCGCACCATAGGTATTGATTGCGGATTAAATGGCGCAATAGCGGTCTTGGATGACGGCAAACTGGTTGCCGTACACGATATGCCTACGCTGACGGTTGACATCAACAAGAAGACCAAGCGGCAGGTTTCACCAAATTTGCTGGCTATTGTGATTGAGTCTATTAAGCCAAATTACGCCATTGTGGAGCGCCCAGCAGCGCGGCCAGGTCAAGGTGTGACGGCCATGTTTGGCTTTGGCCGCAGCCTTGGAGTCGTTGAGGGTGTGCTGGCCGGACTCAATGTGCCTGTGACCTATGTTGCACCAGCGACATGGACAAAGGCGATGGGCAAGGCCGCAGGCAAGGACGCCTCTAGGCAGCGTGCCATTGAATTGTTTCCATCAATGGCTGATAGCTTTAAACGAGCCAAGGACGAAGGCAGGGCCGAGGCAGCATTAATTGGAACATGGGGAATAAAAAATGCAAATTGATCAAATGAAAAGAAGTGTTGCAAAGAGATTGCAAAAATATTCAGCACGCAACCATGACACTGGATGCCTTGAATGGCATGGCTATAAAGATGTTTATGGTTATGGTGTTTTGCTTGTTTCTATTGACGGCGTAAAGAAAAACAAAAAAGCACATCGCCTGTCTTTTGAACAAGCATATGGAGACATCGGAGAAGGCAAACTTGTTTGCCACAAATGCGATGTAAGAAATTGCATTGAGCCTAAGCATCTGTATTTAGGTACTGCCGCTGACAACAACAAGGACATGATGCTTAAAGGCAGATACAGGCCAGGAAAACATGACAACAACGGCGAAAAAAATCCAAACGCTAAATTGACAAAGAAGCAAGTTGATTCAATAAAAGTTCTTTTCAAGTATGGAATAACGCAAAAACAAATTGCGAATAGTCTTTCAATGCATAAGTCATCCATTCAACGCATTGCGACAGGAAAGAATTGGGTTCACCATGCATGATCAAGAACGCGCCACTATGCGTGAGCACATCATATGGCTCGGTACAGAGCTGGAACGCCAACGCAAGCTCAACCAGCAGCACATCGTCTTCTTAAAGCGCCTGCTGGACCCCGAAGACTTGGGGCACGCAGCCAGCAACGAGGTGCGAAAGATTGCCTATGTCCTGCTCATCAACAACAACATCAATGAAGACCAAGAATGAAACAACTCAAACTGCGGCCATCCTCTGCCTCTCGCTGGATCGCCTGCCCAGCCTCTGCGCGGCTCTCAACGCTTGTGCCCTACCAAGAGAGTGGGGAGGCCGCCAAGATTGGCACAGCCATTCACGCGCTGGCAGAAACCTGCTTTCAGCTTGACACCGACCCGATGAAGTTTGTCGGCCAGCAGGTCGAGGGCATCACCATGACAGAGGAAAACTGCGAGTTCGCCTTGGAGCACCTGCAAGCCATTTGGGCCATTCAGGACGAGCTGGGGCACGTCAAGGTGGAGCAGTTGTTCAAGCTGTACGACACACCCCAATTCAGCCTGCAAGGTACGGCCGATGTGGTTGGCTGGTCCATCACCAAAGAGAAACTCACCATCGCGGATCTGAAGACAGGGCGCGGTTATGTGGACGCTGACTCTGAACAGATGAAGATCTACGCCTTGGGCGCCATGAAGGCCAACAATTTGCGGGTCAAGGAAGTCGAGTTCCAGATCATCCAGCCGCACCATGGCGACAAACGCATCCACCGCATGAGTGCTGACGAGCTGGGCGTGTGGGAGACGCAGGTCATGTTGCCCGCCATTGAAGATGCTGTGAGTGACGCGCCCAGGTTTGCGCCATCAGAGTCGGCCTGTCAGTGGTGTCCCGCCAAGACTATTTGCAGTGCACAGAAGGCTTCATTTGACGTGGTGGCGGCACAGCCAGACATCACAGCGCTCAAGAAAGATGACGTCAAACAAGTGATGTTGTCTCTCACACCGCAGCAGATCAGCGACATCTTGGACCGCGCACCGATGGTGGAGAAGTTTATTGACGCAGTGCGTGATCACGCATTGGCCGCCATGGAAAAGGACGGCATGGTCGTGCCTGGCTGGCAGTTGCAACCCAAACGCGCCAGCCGTAAGTGGCTTGATGAAGCCAATGCGCGTGCCGAATTGATCGCTGCGGGTTTATCCGATGTCGACATATTTGAATCAAACCTAATTACTCCAGCGGCGGCAGAGAAACTGCTTCCAAAGGATCAAAGAGTTATCTTGGACGATCTCACGGCCAAGGTATCAAGTGGCTTGACGCTTGCGAGAGATCGCGGCTTGAGTCAATAATCACAACCCCTGTAACTTTTAAAGGCAAACGCAAAATGCTAAATCTCTCTTCTGCTGGCGGCTCTGGTAACTACATCCGCTTCTCCCCCCAAGCCAACGCTTGGACCAACAACCTCGGCGAGGAAATCCAACTCAAGAAGGTGGTGTTCGACATCGACGCAGTACAAACAGGCTGGCTCCTCTTGGGTGTCGGTGTTCGCGAATGGAATGCTGACGCCGAGCTTGGCCGTAAAGGTCCACAGCCATCGCCAGAATTCAAGCGCGGCTTCATCGTCAAGTTCTACAACAAGGAGATCGGCACAGTCGAGTGGTCTTCTAACGGTGTCGGCCCCAACATGGGCCTTGAGCAGATGTACACGGCCTGCGCGGCACAGCGTGCAGCCAACCCTGGAAAGATGCCAGTGCTTGAGTACACCGGCTCAAAGCTGGAGAAGATCGGCAAGGGCACGACACGCATCCCGGCATTCAATCTGGTGTCGTGGATTGACAAGCCTGCCGGTATGGACCAGTCAGATGCCGAGTTCGTGGCACAGGCTGCGGCGCCAGCTCCTGCGCCGTTTGTTGCACCTGTACAGAAGCCAACGCCTGCGGCGGCTGCTGTGGCCGCCAGTGAAGACGAAATGTTTTAACTGACATCAGTCAAGTGCCGAGGTGTGACAGCCTCGGCTTTTTTTTCCTCATAAAAAACACAACATGAAATATCTATCACTTTGCAGTGGTATTGAGGCGGCAACAGTGGCATGGCATCCCCTTGGCTGGGAGGCTGTGGCCTATTCGGAGATCGAGAGATTCCCATCAGAGGTGCTGGCACATCACTATCCATCAACGCCAAACCTTGGCGACATGACGAAATTTAAGGAGTGGAATCTTGAGCAATCAATTGGACTTCTGGTCGGAGGAACCCCCTGTCAGTCATTCTCAGTCGCAGGACTCAGAAAAGGATTGGATGACCCTCGTGGCAACCTCATGCTTACCTATCTTGCCATTGCTGACAAATACAAACCCCAGTGGATTGTTTGGGAAAACGTCCCTGGTGTCCTGTCATCTAACGGAGGAAAAGATTTTGGAGTCTTCCTCGGGGCGTTGGGCGAACTCGGGTATGGGTTCGCCTACAGGGTTCTTGACGCTCAGTACTTCGGAGTGGCCCAAAGACGCCGCCGTGTGTTCGTTGTCGGATACCTTGGAGACTGGCGACCTGCCGCAGCGGTTCTTTTTGAGCGCTACAGCCTGTCAGGGCATCCTGCGCCGAGCAGAGAAAAGAGGGAAGAAGTTGCCGGAACAATTGCAGCACGCTTTGGCATCAGTCGTAACAACCACGAAGAATGCGTAACATCAAGAGCAAAAGGTTTTTACGAATCTGGTTTTGCCCAATATCAACAAGCAAATGTAGGTGGAACAATTAAGGCATCTGGTGGCGTTTTAGGTGGCGGTAGTGAAACTTTTTTAACGCAACCATCTTATGGCATACCAGGCAATTGGATTGGACGCAAACCTGAGAACGGCGGCAATGCCACAGAGCCAATGTATGACATTGCGCCATGTCTCACAAAGACTGATCAGCATGGTGTGGCGCAACCTATCGCATTCACTACTGAGCAAACGCCAAAGTACAACCATGATCAGGCGCTGACGCTGACAAAATCAGAATCAAAACACAATCAATGCGTGGCTGCGCCAATCGCATTCAGCGGATGTGATGACGGGATGGATACGCAAATCAATGTAACGCCAACCATGCGCGTTGCCGGTAATGCACAAGGTAATTTGGCGGTGGCAGTCGGCACTGATCTATACAACGGCGCAATCACAGGCGATGTGGCGGCAACCATGAGCACCGCTGGAAGCACATCATCAAAAACTGGCCCAACAGTTATGCAGCCAATGCCATTTGGCGTATCTGAAAAGCCTGATGTTGGTCATTGTCTGCGTTCTGGAGCTAGCAAAGCAGACAAACATGAAAGCACAACCTATGTAGCGCAATCCATGGCAGTACGCAGACTCACCCCTGTTGAATGCGAGCGCCTGCAAGGCTTCCCTGACAGCTACACAGACATCAAATCAAAGAACAAGCCAACGCCTGACGGCCCGCGCTACAAGGCATTGGGCAACAGCATGGCAGTGCCTGTCATGGCATGGATTGGGCAACGCATCGAACAAGTTGAGGCAATATGCAAGCAGAACAAATAGCCAAGCAGCTCGGCAACGCAAAGAAAGCCAACGGCCAGTGGGTAGCAAGTTGCCCAGTACCAGGCCACGGCAAGGGCAATGGAGACAAGAATCCCAGCCTCTCCATCAGCATCAACGATGACGGCAAACCCTTGTTCCATTGCCACGGTGGGTGCACTCAGGAAGACGTCTTCAACACCATCAAGGACATGAGACTGCTGCCGGAGCTGGAAGAGAGACCAGACCCGCTGGCAAACATCAAGCCATTGCCGCAAATCAGGTTCGATCAAGAGTGGGAATACCAGGACGAGGACCGCACCACGGTGTTCGTTAAGCAGCGCATGAAGATTGGAGAGTCGGGCAAGACATACCGCCTGTACAAGGTGGACCCTGATGGCCGCAGACATCCAACCCTTGGAGACGCCAGAATAGTCCCCTACAAGTTGCCCGAACTGCTAGACGCGAAGACCGCGGGGCGCATCATTTATGTGGTGGAGGGCGAGAAGGCCGCAGACGCGCTGATAAGCATTGGCGTCACGGCCACAACGGCACACACCGGTGCGGGAAGCTGGCCCGAAGCCATTACAGAGTACTTCGCTGGCGCGAATGTGGTGATCGTGCCCGACAACGATCTGCCTGGCTGGCGCTACGCGCAGAAAGCCGTAGAAGCTATCCTGCCCATCGCCAAGAACGTCAAGGTTGTAGATTTACAACTTCCGAAAACCGCCGAAGACGCCTACGAGTTCGTCCACCAATACAGCAAGCAAAGAGATGACCTTGTGGCACTGGTCAAGGCGGCGTTCAAGGTGACCAGCATTGAGGATGTAACGGTTCCCGAAAGACTCAACGCGCTGAAGCTGGATGCGCCATCAAGTACAAAAAACAGCGAAATCTATACATCAGACGCAGATCATGTAAAGAAACAGGCAGAAATTGAGCATGAGTTCGCGGGAGAGCCAATCACCAAGCAATCCCAAGCCAAAGAAGCCAAGCCGCCAAAGACAGTGAACATTGAGGCGTGGGACGACATCCAGGACGAGCCAGTCGAGTGGCTGATCCACGGCATTCTGCCCACCAAATCGTTCTCTGCCCTCTTCGGACCACCAGGCTCATTCAAGTCATTCATCGCACTCGATATGGCCGAGGCAATAGCCACAGGCAGGCCGTGGATGGGCAACCAAATAGAGAAGCAGGGCGCAGTCTTATATATCTGCGGTGAGGGCTTTGGCGGTATGGGGGCGAGGATTAAGGCTTGTCAGATCCACCACAGCACGCCCAAAGGGGCGCCGATCTACGTCATCAGGCATCAGCTCAACCTCAGATCAAGCGCCGAGGACTTCAACGCGCTGATGATGGCCGTGGTCCAGTTGGTGGAGACAACGGGCATCGAGTTCCAGCTACTCATCATTGACACCTTGGCAAGAGCCTTTGGCGGTGGCAATGAGAACGATTCAGACGCCATGGGTTCATTCATCACATCAATGGGCAAGATCCAAGAGTTCTTGGCCTGCGCATTGATGGTGCTGCACCACAGCGGGAAGGACTTAGCCAAAGGGTTGCGCGGTCACTCAAGCCTGCTTGGCGCCGTAGACACCCAGCTGGAGATCCTGCGGTTTGAGGATCAGGCCAAAGGAATCATCAGCCTCACCAAGCAGAAGGACGGCCAAGACGGCATCCGAATCGGGTTTGAGATGACCGAGGTGGAGATCAGCAGCTCAAGCCTGGGCTTTGATCCTGTGGTCAGCTTGGCGGTCCAAGCCAGCGATGAGGCCGTCAATCAGGCGCCAAAGAAGGCCAAGAACAACGCTAGAAAGGGACGCAATCAGTCAATTGCAATGGAGAGCCTTGGAAATGTAATTAAACAAAAAGGGATACAAAAAATAGTTGAAGGCAAGCTCAGGACGGTTGTCAATTTAGACGACTGGCGCACCGAATTCAGGTCAAAGAAGGGCGTCACAGACGACTCAGAGCTAAATGTAAGGAAAGCATTCGACAAGGCTTGGACTCGGGCGCAAGACGATTTGCACAAGTTTGGAGAAATTGGGATCAGAGACACATATGTGTGGCCGGAAACAAGCGATGAAGACAAAGATGCCTATTAACAGCAAATCTAATACTAAACGCATAAAAAATGGAGACATTTGGACTTTGTCTCCTGTTTTTTGATGGATTGAAGAAAGTAGTGCAAAAGAATTGAAATATGGAGACAAATGGAGACAATGTCGCCGTTTGTCTCTGTCTCAGGCGACAAGACAAACCGAGAGTCTAAAGACTCGGAGGTTTGTCTCCTGTGATGTCGCCGATAGCGTGTCACCAAGCAAGGAGAAACAAAAATGGCAACGAAACAGAAAACGAGAAAACCGAATCAGCTTCCATTGGTGGAGCAGCCACATCCACCAGCAGATCCTTGGACGATTCACGTTCAAGCAAAGTTGGTGGAATTGGAGGCGGTGAAGACGGCCAGCGACAGGAAGTGGGGAGAAAATCGACTGATTACTTTAGTAGACAGTGACGTCAGAGAGAAATTCTGGATTCAGAACAGTCGAGTTCATCAGTTCATTGCGGCCAAAGATCAGATCAAGTTCGATTCTGCGGTGGCGTCCATGATCAGGGCGTTTGGCGTGTTGGACAACAAGGCAGCCGAAAAAGGATTCCAGCCAGCCGCAGAACAGATTCCGAGAATCGAGTGGGAGATGGGCAACGGACAGATCATGGTGGTCACCAGAACGCAGGCCGAGGCTTTAGCAATCCAGACATCCAGAACAGATCTGCGCGATGAGCACATCTGGAGCATGGAGGAGTTAGAAGTCTTCATGATGGAGCCGATCGTTCAAGAGGTGATAAAGATCAAAGCGATGATCCCGACAGCACAAGTCACCAAGTTCAGCTCAACCAAGCTGGGTGGCGAAACAGGATTTGATGACTTTGAAAATGACCTGACATTCAGCGACAATGAGCCTACCGAGTTCAAGTTCAACTCAAAAGCAGCAGAGAGGTTCAAACATGGGACAAATTAAGCTATTGGCGGCTTTAATCCGCGAGAAGGTGCTGGCGGTTGTCCAGCGCGTCAAAACGGCTTTAAAGGGCTGAGAGATGCCTGGAAGACCTAAGTTCAGACAAGACATGGCATTGCTTGAGCAATTGCCAGATGACATGATCGTCAGCATGTTTGAGGATGGCCGGTCACAGACACAGATCTGCTACGAGCTGGGTATCGGGCGCAGAGCGCTAGAGCAATGGATGGAGGATGCCGATCCCCATATAATTGCGCGTGCGCGCGCGAAAGCCGCCGATAAGCTCGCGGTGGAGACTATGGACATCGCGGACAGCATGGCCGACAGCAATCCGCAGCGCGATGTCCAGCGCATCCGCACTCGGCAATGGTTGGCCGAAAGGTGGGATCAGAAAACTTATGGCCTACAAAAGCAGGCGCAAGTGACGATCAACATGCAGGACCTGCGCATCGATGCACTGCGCCACGTCGAGGTCATCGACGACTTATCCACAGGGGAAGAGGCATGATTGGCGGCTTGGCCTGTGGACAACTGGCATTTGCCGAGGTTGCGCATGTATAACCTGTGCGCAACACCTTGCGTGGTTAACATAATGGACATCGTATAAAGCCGACAAATGCGCACAAATACACAAAGTCCAATAGAATCAACGACTTACGCCAGTTCTGCGTCTGGAAGTTGTCCACATACGCCGAAGGTACTCACCCGCTGGCCGCGGCGGCTCGACCCCCCCCATCGCTCGGCGCGGCGGGGGCGGCTGATGGTGCACCCTAAGAGACAGCGAAACCCATGACCCACCCCCCTACCCCCACTACGCAAGCCGCCAAGCCGCCCAAAAAAAAATTGGCCACAGCACCCGATAACCCATTTGTGGAATTCGTCAAGCTCTACAAAAACAACCCTGTGCTCTTTGTCCGCGAGGTGTTAAACACTGAGCCTGATGGCTGGCAGATTGAGTTCCTTAATCACATTGCGGCAGGCAACCGCCGCATCTCGGTCAGATCCGGCCATGGCGTTGGGAAATCTACGGCCAGCGCTTGGGCGATGCTCTGGTATCTGTTCCTGCGCTTCCCTGTCAAGATCGTGGTGACGGCGCCAACATCCAGCCAGTTGTATGACGCCTTGTTTGCGGAGGTCAAGAGATGGGTGAAGGTGTTGCCGCCGATGTTGCAGGACCAGCTTGAGGTGAAGCAGGACCGCATTGAGATGAAGAGCGCCAACAATGAGGCGTTTATCTCAGCCAGGACATCCAGAGCCGAGCAGCCCGAAGCCTTACAGGGGGTTCACAGTGACAACGTGATGTTGGTGGCTGACGAGGCCAGCGGTATACCTGAGCAGGTATTTGAGGCTGCGGCTGGCTCGATGTCTGGACACGCTGCCGTCACTCTGTTGCTGGGCAACCCTGTGCGGTCCAGCGGTTTCTTCTTTGACACGCACAACCGTTTGACGGCTGACTGGATCACGATGAAGGTGTCTTGCGCCGACTCTCCGAGGGTCAGCGAAGCCTACATTGAGGAGATGAAGGCGCGTTACGGCGAGGAGAGTAATGCTTACAGGATTCGCGTCTTGGGTGAATTTCCGAGGAGTGACGACGATACCGTCATCCCGATGGAGTTGCTTGAATTGGCGACACAGCGGGATGTGGAAGCGAGTAAGCACGCACCTCTTGTGTGGGGCTTGGATGTGGCGCGGTTTGGCTCGGACAGGTCTGCTCTGTGCAAGCGGCAGGGGAATGCGGTGGTGGAGCCGATCAAGACGTGGAAGAACTTGGACCTGATGCAGCTCACAGGTGCAGTCGTGGCCGAGTATGAGATCCTCGTCCCCAGCCAGCGGCCACAAGAGATTCTGGTGGACTCGATTGGTTTGGGCGCCGGCGTTGTTGATCGGTTGAAAGAGTTGGGTTTGCCTGCTCGCGGCATCAACGTGGCCGAGTCACCGGCCATGGGCGGGACTTATCGGAATTTGAAGGCTGAACTGTGGCACAAGGCCAAGGCGTGGCTTGAGCAGCGGGACTGTCGGATGCCTAAAGATGAGGCGTTGATTGCTGAATTGGCGGCTGTGCGTTATTCGTTCACCTCCAGCGGGAAGATCCAGATCGAGGGTAAGGATGAATTGAAGAAGCGCGGGATGTCGTCGCCGGACAGGGCTGATGCTTTTTGTTTGACGTTTGCCTCTGACGCGGTGATTGGGATGTACGGCTCGGCTGCCTCGACCAAGTGGAATCAGCCACTGCGCAGAAACTTGCCACGGGTTGCATAATTAGTTAATTCTTTAAGGGAGTGATTCAAATGAAGATGACAAAGGCACAAAAGAAGGTTGGCAAGGTGATGGGCGAGTACAAGGCTGGCAAGCTGCACTCTGGCAAGGGCGGCAAGGTTGTGAAGAATCCTCGCCAAGCCGTGGCTATTGCAATGAGCGAAGCCAAGATGCCTATGCGTGGTGCTCGCACTGCCAAGAACATGAAGACAAAGGGGATGCGTTGATGGCTACTTTAAAGCGCACCATGGATCAAGCCATGGACAAAGACGAGGGCTATGAGGGCGGCGATGAGGGCGAGAGCTGCCCCATGGCGACTCAAGACATCACGTTGAATCTGAAGAATCGCGGCAAGGCGATTGATTCTGCCGACTACGGTCCTGAGAATCCCAAGCTGCCCAATAAGCAGTTCTGGATGAAGATGGCTGATGAGTGGAAAGTGTCTGAGGATGACGCGAAGATGAGCTTGTGCGGGAACTGCGCGGCGTTCAATCAGGAAGAGTCGATGCTTGAGTGCATTGCTGATGGCATTGGCGACGAGGGCGACCCTTGGGCCATGATTGACGCTGGCGACTTGGGCTACTGCGAGATCTTTGACTTTAAGTGCGCGTCCAGCCGTACCTGCTCGGCTTGGGTCGTGAAGGAAGAGGGCGAAGATGAAGAGCCTAAGTCTTTGTTGACTATCAAGATTGGGGTCAAAGGTGAAAAGTAAGCCTGGACTTTATTCAAACATCCAAGCCAAGAGAGCGCGGATCGCGGCTGGCTCTGGTGAGAAGATGAACAAGCCTGGCACGAAGGCGGCGCCAAGTGCTGCTGACTTCAGGGCGGCGGCCAAGACGGCCAAGAAGCCAAAGAAGCCGGCCAAGTGATTGCGCCGATTTGCATTTCAACAGTCAACGGCAAAGGTTTGCGGGTGATGCTCACAAGCATTGCCGAGTACTGTCCCGAAGTGCCTGTCTATTTGCGCGGTCCAGAGTCCATTATTGGCGGCTATGACACTGACCTGAAGATCTTTGGCACGCCGCGCAATTTTGGCGAAGATTACAACGACGTCATGGACCGCGCCTTTGCTGACGGCTTTGACTCTGTGATCTGCGCCAATGACGATATTGTCCTGACGCCCACCAGCTACAAGCATTTGCTGGAAGACGTGGCGCAGTTGAAGGCCGAGACTGGTGAGCCTGTTGGCTGGGTGGCGGCAAGATGTGACGCTGCGCCGCCTGTGCAAAATGTGCGAAGCAATCCCTTTGGGCAGGAGCTGCACTACTTCAAGTACCCATATGAAGACGCCATTGTCCCCATGGAGGTGCTGAGTCCCATCTTTTCATGGATTGGCCGCGATGCGTGGGAGTGCTTCAAGTTTCCCCCTTTGAACTGGTACTCGGATGATGTGCACTGCGAGGATCTGCGTGCCGCTGGCTTTCATCATTACTTGAGCCGGTCTTATGTGCACCATGTTGGCAGCCAGACAATTGGCTTGAATGGCGAGAGACTGATCCAGCAGGCCGTGCCGTGGATTCGTAAGAACAGGCCGCAATATGCAAAAGACTGGTTTGGTTCTTAATCTCGGCTCTGGCAAGGACGCTAGGGCTGACTGCATCAATGCTGACATCCGCAGTGATGTTGGCGCCGACTGGGTTGTCGATATTTCCAAACTGTCCTATGGCGAGGTGGTCGAGCACGGCGGCCAACAGATCAGCATCAAGCCTTTTTGCTTTGAAAAGATTCTGGCGTTTGACGTGCTGGAGCACATCCCCGACCTGGTGAAGGCCATGACCAACTGCCGCGACCTGCTGGTCGATGGCGGCGAGATGCACATCCATGTCCCCTATGAGTTGAGCCATGGCGCGTGGCAAGACCCGACACATGTGAGGGCGTTTAACGAGAAGTCTTGGATTTACTACTGCGACTGGGCGTGGTATTTGGGCTGGAAGGGTTCGCGGTTTGAGATGACTCATTTGGAAATGCGTCTCAGCGAGTATGGTGCGGGACTAAAATTGCCGCAAGATGAGGTGATGCGTTTGCCTCGCGCAGTTGAATCCATGTATGTTGTTTTGAAGAAAGTGCCTTATGAAGACACCGGCGTGGCAGCGTAAAGAGGGCAAGTCACCATCTGGCGGCCTGAATGCGAAGGGACGCGCCAGCGCCAAGGCTGAGGGCATGAATCTGAAAGCGCCTGTGAAGTCGGGCGATAACCCGCGCAGGGCGTCATTCCTTGCGAGAATGGGCAACATGCCTGGCCCCGAAATGAAGGACGGCAAGCCCACACGGTTGCTGCTCAGTTTGAAGGCGTGGGGCGCGTCCAGCAAAGAAGATGCGCGAGCCAAGGCCAAAGCAATATCTGCAAGGAACAAGAAATGATCAACGACATGAACATCACCACCGACATCGCTGCCATTGAGCCGATGGATGACACCGAGTTGCAGGGCATTGTCTCCGCCGAGCTGGAGGACGCTGTCAGCTACATCGACTCCGATGTCTCCCCCATCCGAGCCAAGGGCACTGAGTACTATCGCGGCGACCCCTTTGGCAATGAAGAGGATGGCCGTTCTCAGGTGGTGGCGATGGAGGTGCGGGACACTGTCTCGGCCATGCTGCCAAGTCTCATGAAGGTGTTTTTCTCCACCGAGAATGTCGTGGAATACATGCCTCGCGGCCCTGAAGATGTGGCCGGTGCGCAGCAGGCGACTGACTACGCCAATTACGTCTTCACCGCCGACAACAATGGCTTTATGACCACTTATGCCCTGTTCAAGGACAGCTTGGTGCGCAAGTGTGGCATCGCCAAGTACTGGTGGGAAGAGGTCGAAGAGGTCAAGATTGAGGAATATTC